GGTAGTAATAGAGTTTATCTTTAATAAAACCCTAGCAAAACTTTTTTAAGATTGTGGTACAACTATCTGTGACCCGATGCATACTTTCCCATGTTGAAATTATCGCTATAGGTAGTAATAGAGTTTATCTTTAATAAAACCCTAGCAAAACTTTTTTAAGATTGTGGTACAACTATCTGTGACCCGATGCATACTTTCCCATGTTGAAATTATCGCTATAGGATTTGAACGCAGATAGTTATACCACACATTATTTATTCCTTAGATAAAGATGCTAGTTTTTCTTTAGTTCTACCAAAAGCAGACACCCCCACAATAGCTCCCATTGAAAGATGATACAATCCACCACCTTGAAGCGTAATGCTTTGCCACATTGAAATATTAGTTCCTTCCTCTAGATATTGAAGTGTATTGAATATTACTGGTCCAATCATAAAATCAAATAAACATATTACCATATATGAAAATGCTATTAAGGGTCTCCATTTTGATGTCAGGGAATTTTCTTTTTCTTGAATCATATATTACCTTATATTTTTACAATTATTAAAATGCCATTTTCCCATAACATTAATACCACCAATTTTACCACAATGCGGACATTCAACTTTTGGTTTTAATTTACCCTTACCTGCTGCAGATATCTTTGCTTTGGCTTCATCAGTATGAGGTATTCCTTTGTTTAATGCAGGTCTCCCTTTAAGTGTTGCAGATATTTTTGCATTTGTTTCTGCAGACGCTGGAGGTCTACTTTTTGCAGAAATAGACAATAGTTTTTTCTGCTCTTCAGACATACGAGTTCCTTTATTTACGGGTTCGTTTGATTCATAATATTTTAATAAAGATTTTGAAATCTTATCTCTTACTTTCAATTTACTAGAAGGGTTGTCAATCCCATACATTGGAGGTCTGGATATATTAATCGTTTTGTTTAAATAATCATCCCTTATAGTCACAGACATACGCCTCAAAACTTTATTTTCCCAATTTCTAGCTGTTTCAATAGATTGGAATGTTTTTCTTATTTCAATCTTAAATGAATCTTTACCGTATTCTTCTAGCAATAAAGCAACATATTTTGAACTTGTAAAATATGTTATCCACAAATCAGACGGAGAACAACCTTTTGCAAATCTAACACCATAATATTTTTTATTTGTTGGTATATGTGTTATAAGGTATGTGTATGGTGTTGTATAAATATCTGTGCTGGTCATATTGATTCCTTGTAGTTAATAGTAGAATGACTAGAGTTAGTAGGACGGCAATCCGTGACTAACACCATTTATATTACTATTTATACAATTCAAAAATTCCCTACCGTATATATAAATTTTCATTATTCATTAACATCTCCTTTAATTCTATTTATAAAAATAATGCTTTACTTCTTTTAATAAATACATTATAATAACTCATAATTTAAATAAAAGAGATTAATAATGCATTCGTTCAAAGATTACCTACTAGAAACCACAATGACAACATCATTAGCCAAAGAGGTGTTGGGTTTAACTGGTGCGTATACTGCTGATGATGTCAAGAAAGCATATCAAACAGCATCAAATAAACATCATCCAGATAAAGGTGGTGATGTTGAAATGATGAAAAAAGTCAATGTTGCATACAAGATGCTTAAATCCACTTCTGCTGGTAGTTCAAAAATAGTTGATTGGGATGCTATTGGTGAGAAATATAAAAAACTCGCTGAATATGTTGATAAAGACTTAAAATCAAAATACAATCCTCAAGTGTTTGCCGATTATTTTGAAAAGATTTTCGGGCAGAAATTCAACAACCAAACTAGATACAGAGACAACAGCGAAAGTAGAAATCCTAGTTATGCTGGATTGACTACTAATTTCAAAACAGATGACGGTAAGATAGCATTTGATTTTGATATATCAGTTTATCTTTCTAATCTCGATAACCCAACTAAAGGTCTGTCTTCAAACGAAAACTTATCATACCCAATGGGAATTACTGCTTTTGGTTATTCTAATATGAAGAAGCAGAAAATGACTGCTAGAGATTATAATTCCAAGAATGACCATTCGATTTTTACTGACCCATCTTTAGTTTTTCCTGAAGCAAAATTAAAAAAGATGACTGGTGTAGGAATTAATAAAAAGATGACTAAAGCAGACTTTTTATTAGCATTAGAAAAAGAAGTTAAGATAAAGCAATGGAATCGCGCTGATGGGGTTTACCTAGTAACTCTAAAGGATGGTTATATCATGATTCGTAGAAGTGTGATAATGAGAGTACCTTGTTGGTCTACTTTAGGTATAGGTGAATGGACTGGCGCTTATTCATTTAAAACTAAAATTCGCATGTATCATTCATATCCTGAAAATGCTGAAACAATTGACATGTTTAAGTCATTGAACAAATTAACACAAGAACAATCAGAAACCTTACTAAAAAAGAATGAAGAATGAAAACTTTCAGAGAATATATCACGGAAGAAGAAGGGAAGCTAGGTAGACTAAGTATATTTGATATTGATGATACCTTGTTCCATACTACAGCACAAATTGCCGTTATAAAAGATGGGAAGGTTGTGTCAAAATTAACAAATCAAGAGTTTAATACTTATAAATTAAAAGACGGGGAATCATTTGATTTTGGTGAGTTCAGAAGTGCTGAAAAGTTCAATAAAGAATCCAAACCTATTTCAAGAATGATGGAAAGAGCAAGAGCAATATTATCACACTCTGCTAGAAATCCGCTTAGTAGAGTTATAGTTGTTACAGCTAGAGCTGACTTTGATAATAAGCATGTATTCTTAGATACATTTAGAAAACATAGGTTTGATGTAGATAAAGTAAGAGTTGAGCGTGCTGGTAATATCAATGATATTCATTCTATTGCAACTAAAAAATATGTAATCATTCATAACTATTTGAATACTGGTAAGTTTGACCGATGTAGTTTATTTGATGATGGTATGAGTAACTTAACAGAATTCCTTAAGTTAAGGAAAGTCTTTCCTGGTATTAAGTTTGAAGCATATTTTGCTGGAGCAGACGGAAGTATTAAATTAATAAAATAAATGTTGACTTCTCTCTTTATTAAAGTTATAATAACTCATAATTTAAATAAAGAGAGAAAAATGAACAAAGAACTAATGAACACCATCACTGATATGTTATTAAGCATCCCCGTTGTAAATATGTTAATCATACCATCTGTTATAACTATTTTAGATTTAATTTAAAATAGTTCTTTACTTTTATAAATTAATCATTTATAATAAGTCTTAATTAATTGAGTGAGAAAATATATTATGAGTAACAAAATCGTAGAAAAATACAAAGCAATGTCAACCGAAGACCTTTTCGATGAATTCTCTGACTGGTTTAAAGATGTTAATGGGGTTCGTCCTCGTCATATTGCCCCAACAGATAGAGACTCTATTATTGCTTGGATTATTAACGAAGTCGTTCTTGAGTATCCTTCTTATAAAGAGGTTTAATTATGAAACTTAAAAAATCAATGAAAATCCGTGTTAATGCTAAAGGTATATCTTTTTATACTACAGTAAAACAAATTCAAGAAGGTGTTGGTAGTAGTTCTGATTTTAATGATGCCGTCAAAATTGCCTTAATTACCCTAAAAGATCGTATAGAAGCAGAGCATTTTATTAATGGTGTTCTAGGTACTTGGATTGGTTATCAAATTCAATTGGATATCGTTCAATGAATGTATTTTATTTGAGCAACAACACCCAAGAATGTGCTTTATGGCACACGGATAGACACATAGTTTCTCAAACAAAAGAATACGCACAATTGCTTTCTACTGCTCACCGTGTTATTGATGGTGTCGAATTTGTTGATGACTCATCAGGTAGAAAAATTAAACGATGGAAACTTAATGATAGTCGAGATAATATGTTGTACAAAGCCACCCATATAAATCATCCATCTGCAATATGGGCTAGACAATCTTGCGATAACTACACATGGTTAAGAAGTCTGCTATATCAATTATGCAAAGAATATACTTACCGATATGGTAAAGTACATAAGGTTGAAGCATCTGGTTTAATGGTGGCATTATGGTATGCGCCAATGAATATCAAATTAGGTACATTTACTGAACCGACTCCGGCTATGCCTGTTGAATACATCAGAAACGGTGATTCAATACAATCATATATGAATTATTACAATGGGTCAAAACAACATCTTCACAAATGGAAGAATAGACCAATCCCAGATTTCATAGAGGTATCACCATGTTAGTTTATATAGTTACAGCCTATCGGTTTGGTAATAGGGAAAGTCATAGTTATGTGGTTGGTGCATTTGATAATGAAGAAGCATCACTCAAACAAGCCAAAATCGAAAGAGAATGGCGAGGTGGCAAATATGAATGTGAAGTTCGTTCAATGGAATTAAATGAATCATTGAAATACAAAAACTATAATGTTGTATTGGCACTACCTAAACTGAAAATAAAGTTTGACATCTTGAATTAGATAGTTTATAATAACTCATAAATTAAAGAAAGTGAGAAAAAAAATGAACATTAAAAGATACGAAGAGTTAGCAGAAATTCAAAAACAAGACTTATTGACCTTTGAAGAGCAAGAAGAATATATTGCTATTTCTACTGAAATTCTGTATACAATGATGAAAACTAACAAAACTGTTAATGATGTTTTACGCAGATTAGGAGATAGATAATGACTGTTCAGACAACCTCAAATACTGTTAAATTAGCAATACTTTCTACTATTGGAGGGTTTATTATAGGTCTAGCTGTTGGTTCGGCTACTACCTACAAATATATAACAATAGACTATTTTAAAGTTTACAAGACCAATATAGGATTTATGGTCTTTATCAAGGATAAACTATACAATTTGAGCGAAATGAGGTCGTTAGAATAATGATATTAACAATCCAAAAACATATAAAACTTGGAGAAAAACATCCGCAATTACCTGATTGGTTATTCAATAGGGATAATGTTATACTATCTCAGACTATTCGCCTAGACGAAGTTCATATGAAAGAACTTTTGGTTTTTATTGATATGTATTCCGATTTTGATATTAAATCACTAACATTAACAATTGTACCATTTGAAGATATATTGCTGGAGTATGCCTAATGACTACTCTTAGTATTTTTATTAGTTCAATAAGTGTTCATAATGATAAATATTATTATCATGGTGATGGTATAGGTGACTTTGAGAAGATTGGTGAATCATACGATAGACCAGAATTGTTGTACTCGTATAAAGAATATTTACAGGATCAACTAGCTTATGTACAGGATATAATTGATGAAAAGGTATAATCACGATGGTGTTCCGATGCCGATGGTAGAGGATAAAGATGGTTACTGGGTTACATATGAAGATTATATCCAAAATGTCCTAGATAATAACAAACTGGTTGAAAAGTCTTGGAGAGCTAGAGATAGTTTAGCCAGTGTTAATGATGAAAAAGTGGAAAAACTACAGCATTATATTGTATGTCTTTCTGTTGTGTCTTTTGTTGCAATAGCAATATTAATTTTTATAGGATTATCGTAATGGCGAAAAATAAATCTTTAGGTCTAGGTATTTGGTTTCTTGCGGTGTTTGTTGTTACCTCAATTAGTGCTTGGGCTACTCATGTAATTACTTGCATAGAAACTCAACAATGGATGTTCCTGATTGCGGGTGCTATTGCAGCTCCTGTTGGTATTGTTCATGGTGTTGGTATTTGGTT